AATCTATCCATTTTACTAAATACTTCGGGATAACCTGTATCATCAGGATTTAAGGAACGCTCATTTTGATAATTTTTAAAGGTTTCCCATCCCAAAGGGTAATAATCATCAATCATTATTAACAATTTATCTTTATAATGGTCAGGCATTGAGTAATAAGATCTGTTTAAGATTGTTTTTCTGGTACTTTCTTCGGTTAAAAAATTTCCACGTTTTGAAAGATCCCTCAATGCAGAAATAATTTCTCCATCTAAATCATCCCTAATAGAAGTTCCTCCAGAAGTATAGGCAGTATATGCAGTTGAATTTACTCCAATAGTAAAAGTATCAACACCAACATAGGTTACTACATAATATTTATTGTTAAGTTGAGTCATCCCAACAACATTTTGGATAAAGATATTATCTCCAGTGGCGTAACCATGTGCTACTGCAGTAATCTGGCAAAGAGCGGCTTGGGTGGCTGCTGTAATGATTTCTGCTGTAGAATAGCTACGATGCAATGTTTTGTTTACAAATTTTATTAACTCGTCCTTGTAAATCATAATTTATCTTTTCCTTTTTTTAGTCATTTTAAATCCGTGTGCAAAGGCATGATGCATTTTCATACCTTTCTTTCTGGCTGCTGCAGTTTTATAGTGATAAGTTTTCCCAGTCCTCAGACTTTTCATTGCATATCTTCTTTTACCTTTTTTTAATTTACTTTTTTTATAAGGCATATTGTCACCTACCTTAGAATTATAGTTACTTCTTTATCCCCTGCACCCTGATCCACTGGTGCAGCCAATGTCCCTGAACGTAACTTTATGTATGGTATCCCCTCAATTGTTTGTTCTATAACTCCATCCAAACCCACTACTTTACTGGCAGCTACCGAAGCTATTTCAAGTTCCGCAGCATCTGTCCCCTTTACTACTTGATTAAATGTCCCATCGGAAGTAACGCAACCTAAAAAAGTAATTTTTGCGGTAGTCCAATTTGCAGGTAAAAGAAGAGCAAACATAGTCATATAATTCCCTTTGTATAAAACAGAAGATAAACTGGCTAAACATATTTCTACTACATCAGCTTGTACTTGAGTATGGGTATAGGCAAGATTAGTCAATAAAGTAATGGAGACCCCTGCTTGCACCGAATCAATAACTGCTTGTTCTTCCCTTACTCCACCTCTATTAACAACTACTCTATCTCCTGCCGTAAAAGCTCCAGTTGCTGCTACATTTAAAACCTTTTGAGCAGAAGCAGAGTCAGCATCTACCGTACTTCCAGTAGTATAAACTGTAGGAAAACTAACTTTTCTCATTATTTTTCACTTCCTTTAAATTTTTTTTCTTAAAAACATGTTCTTCATCGACAATAGAATTTTGAACTTCTAACTCCTCCAAAGCCTTCATTATTTCAGGTTTACTCTTATGAAAAGTATTTATACCTTTACTGGCAGCTTCTTTTCTTAACTTAACAAAATCCAGAAAATGAACAGTTGGATTATTACTATATCTAAAATGTTCTTTTAATTTTTCAATTAAGATTGGGTCATTAGTTTCATATCTCCCATCTTTAAATCGGCAAATTATCTTATTCGTTTTCTTGCTATTAACTACAAGATTTTTTTCTACGCTATAAAAAATCATATTCTCTCCTTTTAAACAGAAGGGGAAGACAGAAGCTTCCCCCTTGTTTTTCTACGGTAATTGCAAAAATCCTAATGCAGGTCGATGCCAAGTATAAAGTTCTTTAGTTGCTATCGGTTTTAACATTACTAATATTGTCCCATCTGCTTGTAAGAATTTAGCAGTCTCTACCCATAAGTAATGAGTTCCACCAGTACCAGTAACTGCGGTAGCTGCAAAAGCAGTATAGAGTCCAAGATTAGCAGCCCAGAAATCTCCATTCAAGATACAAGGAATCATCCCGACGTGTCCACTAGCTTCTAAGCCTTCTGAATAGACTATAAGCCCATGTTCCATTCCCTTAGTAGGTGTAATCTTATAAACTTGAACACCATAAATTACAACAGTTGCCCCAGCAGATTCAGCAATTACTTTTTCTGTAACAGTAATATCTGTATCTGTATCACTTACAATAGTATAGATGCCATCATTTTTAGCAGAACCAGAAACAAGTATCTGCTCTCCATCATTACCATCAAAGTGAGCAGCACTAAAACCAGCTGCAATATGTATAGTATAAACACCTGCTGTATCAACAAACGATATACCAGTAGAACTGATATAGCCCAAGCAAGTAGCAAGAGCTGGTTGAAGGTCAGGACATACAGGGACTTCTCTTACCATATTTCTCATACCGTTTAATGCAATGGTAACATTAATTTTTCCAGCCATTTGTTTTTCTCTCCTTTCCTAATATATTTTATTACTTTATTTTATGGGGGAGTTTACCCTCCCCCAATTATTCTATTTTTATATCGTAGTCTCAGGTGCAAATTCTAAATCGAGGTAAAACAACTCTTTTGGTTTGGCTACTCTTCCACCCCATACATGAAGTCCACGTATAAGGTCAGCGAAATATCCCTGTGAACGAAGACTTTCGGATTCGGTCATCTGATCAACGAAAGCGATTGATTGGTAAGAACCAGCCATAATGATATTACGTTTATAACCAGCAGTAGCCGGGGTTAAAGCTGGACAGTTATTGGACATACGCATGTCAAACTGTAATACTTTACCAATAAACCCATTCTTGAGTTCACCCTTTAAGTCGTCAGCATGAACAACACCGGCAAGAAGTAATTTTAAAGCAACCCAAGGGGGTATGGTAATCCATTTTTGCTCGATATTTACACCACTTAAAGAATCCCATAATTCACCAATATAACTGGTTATAAGTGTAGTAGTCATAGCACTATGTTTTAAAACATAAGTTCCTTTAGCTGACTGAGTATATAAACCAGCTAAAAAGAGGTCTACCTCTTTTGCTAAACCATAGGCAGCTTCTTTGGCATAATGCTGTCGGGCCTCAGGATCAATTTGTAATTCTGTAATGTCATGGAGTTTTATACCATAATCTTTAGCATGATCAACATCCAAAAACATAGCAGTAGCTTCAGGTTCGTGGTATTCAATTCCGTTTGGATGTGCTGCATCCCAAGTTGGATCGCCAGGGTTATAATCGTCAATGGTTACTCCCCCATAACCTTTTAGTTTTATCCTATCGCCTTTTTCCTTTATTTCTCCGCTGTGCTTTTTGAAAGCAATATCACCAAATACGAGTAAGTTTTTTATTTCCTCGAGTAATGTTGCCGCAAAAATTACAGGTATTGCGTCTCTTATAGACATTTTTATTCACTCCTTTCTTACCATTTCAACATAGATTTATCTATGTCTGGTTTTACTTTTAAGGCTTCTTCTGGCGTCATCTCAGCAACTTGTTCAGGTGTATAGTAGGTATAGCCGAGTACCTTTGCTTCACCAGTTAAGCCCTTCTTGTCTACCTTGCGATTTCCCATGGCATCAAGGATTTTTTCATTTTTCACTAGTTCGAGTTTTGCTTTGATTTCGGGGTCTTTTAGTCCTTCCTCATAAAGTTCTTCACCTGGATTATCAGAAGTATAAATGTCCATTTCTTTATATCTTCTACCACCAACTCGCCCAAGAGCAACTTGACGAACTGTTTCAAAGTCCAAACCTATATCTTTTCTGTCTGCATATTTGATCCTTGCTGTATTACAAGACTTTTGATAATTAATTTCTAGTCTTTCTTTTTCGTCTCTTTCTTTTACTATTTTTTGCGCTCTCTCGATACTGGTCACAACTTTTGATTCGATATCTCTGCCATCTTTTTTAGTCAGGACATCATCATCTTCGCCTTCAATTACAGATTTTTTGATTTCTTTCTCTTCAGCCTTCCTTTTTAATTCTTCATTCTCTTTTCTGAGAGATTCCAGTTGAGTCTGAGATTGTGAAAATCTAAATTCTGAATCGTGACGTTTTGTTCTTTCATCTTGTAAATCGCTAATGACTCCATCATGTTCTTTTTGAGTATAGGTTTTTTCTTCTGTACCTTTATTTAGAGTTTCTTGCCCCTTATCCTTAGTTTCCATGTTCAACCCTCCTTTCTTGCCCCTGAGGTCAGGGTTATTCCCGCATTACCCCGCGGTTAGGGAAATATTTAAACAGCTTGTCCTACCATACTTTGACGTTTAGGCGGACTAGCTTTTCCTTTTTTTGCAGGAGTTTGAATTCCTCGAGCTGCTTGGTTTGCTTCTATTCGTTGTGCCTGTTCTTGTTGTTGTTTAACACGAGCAATCATTTCTTCTTTTCGAGGAATATCCATGCTATCCAGTAAAATATCAATTGGTATAGGCATACCCATTTCAGCCAATCTAGCCAACATCTCAAAGTTAGCCAAACGTATAGTCGGAGTAGAAGGTCTGGAAGAGACTTTAATCCCATAATGTCCAATTCTAAATGAACGTATCGCCTGAACTAACTGTTGGGGATTTATCTTCATCTTTTCTTCAATACATATCTCGGCTATTTCACTGGGGGAATAAACGTTGGTATGTCTAATAAAACCTATTAAGG